TCATGGAAGAACTTGCTTCCAACGTTGATGACTATCTAAACTATGTTGTTGAACAGTGGATTGAAGAAAATGAAGTTGCTGTTGAGTCTGCACTCCGTTCAGAACTAACAGAAGATTTCATTGGTGGTCTACGTGCCCTATTCGCAGAACATTATATCGATGTTCCAGAAGATTCAGTCAATGTAGTTGAGGAACTATCTTCAACAGTTGAGGAACTAGAAACAAAACTTAATGAAGAAATTCAGCGTAACGTTGAACTTACCGGTGTTATTGCAGAAGCCCGCAAGGCAGAACTAATCGGTACAGTTTGCGAAGGTCTAACTGGCGTTCAGGCAGAGAAGCTATCTTCTCTACTAGAAAACGTTGCTTATACCAGCGATGAAGAATTTATCGATAAAATCGAAACTCTTAGAGAGAACTATTTCCCAGTAGCAGTTAAGAACGATTCAGTTCTTGACAAGGTAGAAGTTTCAGCAGACCCACAGGCCCTAACTGAAGGTAACCTAAACGGTCCAATGGCAAACTACGTTAAAGCTATTGGCAAGAGCCTCCCAAGATAATTTAACTTTAGTTAAGAAAGAAGGAAACTAAAATGTATCTTACAGAAAACCTAGAGTCAAAGTGGTCCCCAGTTCTGGACCATGATGGTCTCAATCCAATTAAGGACTCTTATCGTCGTGCTGTTACAGCCGTCGTTCTAGAGAACCAAGAAAAGGCAATGGCTGAGGAGTCACGCACTCTTAACGAAGCTGCCCCAACTAACGCTGGTGGTGGTCTCGGTGCTGGTACAGCAATTGGTTCATACGACCCAATTCTTATCTCACTAGTTCGCCGTGCGCTTCCAAACCTAATCGCATACGATGTCTGCGGCGTTCAGCCAATGACAGGTCCAACCGGCCTAATCTTCGCTATGCGCTCACGTTATAAGGCACAGCAGGCACAGGGTGCAGGTACAACCGACGAAGCACTATTCTTCGAAGCAAATACCGCATTCTCATCAAAGAACGCTGCTGGTAACACCGGTGGTGCTGCTGGTACAGAATGGGCAAACACCTCATTCGGTGATTCAGCTAACACCAACCCAGTTGCCGATCTAAACGGCGACGGTACTGCATTCGGCGTTGGTCGTGGTATGACCACTTCACAGGCAGAAGCACTAGGTGATTCCGGTGCAAATGCTTTCGCTGAAATGGCATTCAACATCGACAAGGTAACTGTTACTGCTCGTAGCCGTGCGCTAAAGGCAGAATACACCACTGAACTTGCACAGGACCTAAAGGCAATCCACGGTCTTGACGCAGAGACAGAACTTGCCAACATCCTTTCAACTGAAATTCTAGCTGAAATCAACCGTGAAGTTATCCGCACCATCTATCGCTCTGCTACTGTAGGCGCACAGTATGGTGTTACAACTGCCGGTACTTTCGATCTAGACACCGACTCAAACGGTCGTTGGTCAGTTGAAAAGTTCAAGGGCCTAATCTTCCACATCGAAAGAGAAGCTAACGCTATCGCCAAGGCAACTCGTCGTGGTAAGGGTAACGTCCTTATCGTTTCTTCAGACGTTGCTTCAGCTATGGCAATGGCCGGTGTTCTTTCATACACCCCAGCCCTTTCTGCTGATCTAACTGTTGACGATACTGGCAACACCTTCGTTGGTATGCTACACGGCCGCATTAAGGTTTATATCGATCCTTACTTCGGTGGTTCAGCAAACGGCGACGAACTAGTTACCGTTGGTTATCGTGGTACTTCACCATTCGATGCTGGTCTATTCTACTGCCCATACGTTCCACTACAGATGGTTCGTGCAATCGGTCAGGATACCTTCCAGCCAAAGATTGGCTTCAAGACCCGCTACGGCATGGTTGCAAATCCATTTGCTACCGCTTCTGGCGACGGTGTTGTTGCTGGTCGTGAAGTTGCTGGCAAGGCCAACATCTACTACCGCATCTTCCGTGTTCGCAATCTAACCTAATAGAAGTTAGATACGATCTAAGAACTGAGAGAGAGGCCTTCGGGCCTCTCTTTTTTTGTCTGCTAAATAGTTAGCGGAGGATAGCATGGCATACGAAGAATTTACTAAAAACACACCAGAGAACACATCGCTCCTACAGGCGACAAAATATACGTTCATCATTCCTGATATGCCATTCTTGAAATACTTTTGTCAGACTGTAGCACTACCTACAGTATCTACATCAGAGGTTGCCATACCCACACCCTTCTCTACCACCTATAGACATGGTGATAAGCTGGTCTATGAGGGGTTAACCCTTACTGCTTTGGTTGACGAAGATTTGCGTATTTGGGAGGAGTCATATAAGTGGCTTCGTGGATTGACTCGTCCTGCCGAATATGCACAGTATATCAAAGCAAAAGATCCTAAAGCACCTCTATACTTTGACGGTTACCTAACTATCAATACAAACTCTAATAATCCTAACATGCGTATTAAGTTTCATAACTGCCATCCTACCTCACTAAGTGGTATTAACTTTGATACTAAGGTTGATGCCGATACTATTCCTACCTGTGATATTACTTTCCGATACGATCTATTTGAGATAGAAAGACTTTGACGTTTCCTTTATAGTATGATATAATAGTTGTTTCTACGGAATGGAGTTATTATGTTGAAACCACCAGTGAATATTGACGACTTGATGAAGGAATGGTCACAAGATGGTTCTATTGATTCCACATCAATGGAAAAAGAACTATTGAAGATATCTCACCTTCACGGTAAATACCTAAACATCATGTCCTTTCATAGACACCTACTCCGCAAGATGGAGACTGATTATAAAATCATGAAGGGTCTAAGAGAGGATTACTATCAGGGTCATCTTACACAGGAAGAACTAGTAGAACGTGGTTGGGAACCTATGCAGCATGTTCTATCTAACCCACAGATTGCTAGAAAACTCGACACAGACCAAGAACTAAATAAACTGTTACTGAAACGAGTTGCCCATGAGGAGATTGTATCTTATTGTGAGAATGTCCTCAAGTCTCTAAACAATAGAACCTGGGACCTAGGCAACTATGTAAAGTATTTGCAGATGACAAACGGTAGATAATGACACACTTGATTATAACAAATGCGGATGAATCCTATATTAAAGTTCATTGTGACGAAAGCGTTGCATGGGAACTTAGGGATGCATTCTCATTCCGTCCTCCAGGGTTTCAGTTTGTGCCTTCTTACAGACAGAAACTTTGGGACGGCTATCTAAGACTATTCAATCCTCTCAATAGACAAATCTATCGTGGTCTTGCCCCACAGGTAATAAAGTGGGCAACCGATAGAGGATATACCTATGAGTATGCGGACGAAGATTATGACACATCCTTTTCAGTGGAAGAAGCAAATGAGTATATTGAAAAACTCAATCCCAAACATATGCCTAGAGATTATCAGGTTAACTCTTTCGTCCATGCAATACGTTCTAAGCGTCGTATTGTGTTGTCTCCTACTGGTTCAGGCAAGTCTTTGCTTCTTTACATGGTCTCTATGTATCTGCTTACCAAAGGGAAGAGAGGTCTTATCATCGTTCCTAGGTCGGCCCTTGTAGAACAGTTGTATTCAGACTTTGAGGACTATTCTGTAAAGAATGGTAAAGACATGTCTAAGTATTGTCACCGTGTCTATTCTGGTAAAGATAAGGTAACAGATAAGCCTGTTTGTATCTCTACTTGGCAGTCATTATATAAGATGCCTAAAGAATACTTTCAGCAGTTTGACTATGTTATCTGTGACGAGGTACATCAGGCACAAGCAAAGTCTCTTACCGACATTGTAGGTAAATGCACCAAGGCAGAATATCGTTTAGGTGTTACTGGTACTCTTACCGGTGCTAAGGCTCATGAATGGCAACTTGTAGGATTGTTTGGTCAAATCTATAAGGCTACTACATCAAAAGAACTTATGGACAATAAGCAATTAGCAGCCTTGACTATTAAGTGCCTTGTTCTAAAGTACCCTGATGAAGAATGTCATTATATGAAATCTGCGGACTATAAGACCGAGATTGATTACATTGTGTCACACAAGGAACGTAACAAGTTCATTGTGAACCTTGCATTGTCTCTAGAAGGTAATACACTTGTGTTTTTCAACTTTGTTGAGAAGCATGGACAGGTGCTATACGACATGCTAAATAAGAAAGCAAAAGATCGTAAAGTATTTTTTATTCATGGAGGAACAGACGTAGATGACCGAGAACAAATACGAAGGATCGTCGAGACGGAACGTAATGCTATTATTGTTGGGTCCGTTGGCGTTCTCAGCACTGGTACTAACATCGTGGCCCTCAATAATGTCATATTTGCATCCCCTTCCAAGTCCAAGGTTAGAAACCTTCAGTCCATCGGGCGTGGTCTCCGTGTCAACAGCACTAAGGAATCCGCCACGCTCTTTGACATTGCCGACGACTTTAAGTGGAAAGCCCATGATAACTATACTCTTAAACACTTCTTCGAACGCCTCAAAACCTACGGTGAAGAAAAGTTCCATTTCAAAATCTACAAAATTAAGGTCAAAGAAACGTAGGTGATCTATGAATGATGTCAGTGATAACCCTGTAGCAAAGTTCCTTAGACTACAGAATGGTGATGATATTGTAGCTGAAACGGTAGAGTATGAAGATGAAAATGGTATAATGTATATGGTAATGAATCCTATGAATGTGGTCTATTCACACACTCACGAAGGATATCTTTCTGTATCGTTTATGCCATGGGTGTTCCCAAAGATGGTAGATCATCAAGAGTTCATGCTACATGCCGAAGATGTTCTACTCATTTCAGATGTCACCGAGAAGATGAATATATACTATTGGGACAATGTGCAATCTCTATGCTCACCACAAGAGACTAGACCTCCTGTAGAACAACCTCAGGAAGAAGAAAGTAATATCTTAGATGTGCTTAGAGAAATGGCAAACAAAAGGACATATCACTAATGGCTACTGAAAGTAATCCGTATCTGTCATTCGACGACAAAGAACTAACAGACGACTTTGGGTTTTCTTTTAGCAACGAAGATGATATTGTAGCCGAGGCGGTAGCACCAGCGTCGGATGAGATTACAGACCTTAAAAAGAGGCTAGAGGCCATTCGTAAGATATACCTACCCCTATTACAGAACCTCGCTAAAAACTCCGATCAGCCCATTATCAAATGGCCGGATCGTGGTCCTGTGCTTAAAAAGCAGATTGATAAACTCACGATGCTAACGGAACCAGGATTCAAGTAGGCAGCTAACTAGATTTGCTTCGCAAATCATTCGCTTCGCTCATGGCTGCCTCTTGGCAGGAGGTTATTGGTTGGTTGGCTGCGAAGCACATTATAACCCAGTTCTAAAAATGTGTCAAGCCCTAATTTGAGGTTTTCTATAAAATGTTTCACTTTTTTCACCGCACACCAGAGATTGTTCTAGATTGCTATACAAGCGATCAGAGTTTCTATGCCAACACCCCTATCATCAAATCAGGTAAAGCAATTCCAGAATGGTGGAGAGAACTAGAGCCTTATAAAGCAAAGTTCTATCAAGAAGGTGAAAATCCTTATCATCTAAACTCAAATGAGTTGACAGCACGGGATTGTTATGCTATTATAGAATTATATAAAGTTGGTGCTATACTAGAAAACTGGTGTGATATCTCTTTTAGAACAGCGAACGGTGAATACAACTATTGGTATTCATCAGGACCTAAACCTGAAACGCATGATAGGAAACAGTTGGGTAACTCATTCCCAGGCTATCATCATATCAAGTTGGTTAGTCCTTGGGTTATGAGAGAAAGAACTGGAGTCAAATTTATGTGGTTAGGCGCAGAGTGGTCGTTACATAACTATGATATTAAGGTCTTGCCAGGAATACTTAGTTTTGATATAGTAACAGCAATGAATGTGAATATCATGTTCCCTATGCATGATGATGAGTTTGTTCTTCCTGTCGGATTGCCTTTAGGGCAACTTGTTCCTTTGTCTGATAAGAGATTGAAGATCAACAATCATCTAGTCACGGAGCAAGAGTATAACAAACATAGAATGAACTCATTTGGTGTTTCCTTTTACGGATGGCGAAGGGCATTGCAATTGAGAGAAAGAAACAAAGAGAGGGGAACATGCCCCTTTCATTCTGGAGATACAGATGGCTAAGAAGAAGAAACACTATGTAGATAATGAAAAGTTTCTGCAAGAGATTAAAGAATACAAGAAACAATGTAAGATTGCAGAAGCCGAGGGTAAAGAAAAGCCTCGGCTTTCAGAGTATATTGGTCAGTGTATCTATCTTATCGCAGAGAACTTTGCACATAAGCCTCGTTTTATGAACTATTCGTTCATCGATGAAATGAAGTCAGATGCTATTGAGAACTGCCTAATGTATTTTGACAACTTTGATTCCGACAAGTATAGCAATCCATTCGCATACTTCACACAGATCATTTACTATGCTTTTCATCGCCGTATTAACAAAGAAGAAAAGAACCGCTATATAATGTATAAGAAGTTCCAAGAGAGTTTCATTCAGACAGGTAGTGTCGATCAGCTATTAGATGGTGATGGCAATAACGTTATCACCCCTATGATGTATGATAACCTAAACCAGTTTATAGGAAATTTTGAAGCAAGAGAAGCAGAAAAGAAGAAGAAGCGCAAACTAGCTAAAGAGGGACTTGAAAAGTTTGTAGGAGAGGATGATGAAGGAAGAGAATCAGTTTGAGGTACCTTTTCAGGTGCAGACATTGATCACCACACTCAAAGATAAGAATGAACGTGTCCACGTTCGTGGTAACTATCGTCAGCGTTTAGACGCTATTCGACGTTCTATTGATAAGGCGATCTTTGACTATGATACCGAAATGGGCACCGTTCAGCCTCTACGATTTAAGAAGGGGCAGAGATAATGGATATGGATGATTTTGTCAAAGAGGTTGATCAGAATATAGAATGGTTCTGTAATCGGATTGTTGAACCTGTTCCCATCGATAAGCAGAGCAAAGAAAAGATCATGCGTCGGATGATCAATCTCGGATGGCTTCGGGAGTCAGAGTTTGAAACCTATCAAGAGATTACCAAAGAAGATTGACGAAATCATTTTTATGATATATACTGTATCTTTGAACTTGCTATTAGACTTAAAGGATAGAATATGGCGCTGATTGCTATGCCTACCGATACACATGCCGGGGTCAGAAATGACAACCCGGCATTTCAGCAATACCAGAAACGTTGCTGGCAGTGGTTCTTTGACTACATTGACGAAAAACAAATCAAGCATGTCATTCATCTAGGTGATATATACGACCGACGCAAGTATGTGAATTTCATGTCCGCTAAACGTCTCCGTGAGGACTTCTTTGAGCCTCTAGCGGAACGTGACATTGAAACGCATATTATTGTCGGCAATCATGACATGTATTATAAAGATACACACGAGGTCAACGCCCTAGAGGAAGTTGTCCGTGGTCGTTATTCTAATGTCCATATTCATTCTACCCCACAAGTTATCAACATTGACGGTCTAGACATACAGTTGATGCCTTGGATTACAGATAGTAATCGTCAAGAGGCACTAGACGCTATCAATAACCCCAAAGCAACTATCCTCATGGGACACCTTGAGTTGAACGGCTTTACTATGCACAGAGGATTGATCTCAGATCATGGCATGGATCGTAACGCATTTGATAAGTTCGATAAGGTTTTTTCAGGTCACTATCATCACCGTAGCACTGTTGGTAACATATCCTATATTGGCGCTTTTGGCGAATATACTTGGCATGATTACAACGATCCCAGAGGTTTTTCGGTGCTTGACACGGAAACATCTGTTCTAGAGTTTATACAGAATCCCCACCGAATGTTTAGGATTGCTAAGTATGATGATGTTGCTAACCCAGAAATTGTGGAGAAGATTCAAAGAACTGACTTCTCAAAGTATAAAGATAGTTACGTTAAGTTGGTTGTTGTTAATAAGTCTAACCCTTATGCTTTCGATCTACTTTTCGATAGTATCTATAAAGCAGGACCCCTCGACATTACGGTTGTTGAGGATCCGTCGGTACTCTTAGAGAATGAAGATGCTGACGAGATTAACGAGGCAGAAGATACACCTACGATTCTCCGTAAGTATATCGACACGCTAACGCTACCCTTAGATAGCGGCAGAACAAAATCGTTTATGATGGACATATACAACGAAGCCTTACAGGTTGAGACTGTATAAATAGTTTGATAACACAATAGAGGTTCGATATGATAAAGAAACATTTACCTTGGGTTCTATTGATCTTGATGTCACTTGTATTAGTGTCATTCATTTTTGAAGGACCAAAACAGAAGGTCGTTTCCGAGATTGGCTACTCTGACTTTATTGCACAAGTCGATGCAGGCAGAGTTCATGACGTTACGATCATCGGTGAAAATGTGGTTGGCCACTTTATGGACAATCGACAGTTTTCGACTACAGTTACCGGTCTCGGTAATCTGCTTCCCCGCCTAGAAACACATAAAGTAAATATCACAGTCAAAGAAGAAGGTGCAAATGGGTTTTGGGTTGGTCTGTTGATCAATCTACTTCCTGTTTTCTTGTTCTTTGGTCTTTGGCTTATGCTATCTCGCCGTTCAGGTGCAGGTGGTGGTGTCATGGGCTTGGGTAAGTCTAAGGCTAAACTACTCACTGAGGAACATGGTCGTAAGACATTTGAAGATGTTGCAGGTGTTGATGAAGCTAAAGAAGATTTACAAGAGGTTGTAGAGTTTCTACAAGACCCACATAAGTTTGAACGCCTAGGTGGTAAAATCCCTAAGGGTGTTCTACTCGTTGGTCCTCCAGGTACAGGTAAGACACTACTTGCTCGTGCCGTTGCTGGTGAAGCGGGTGTTCCCTTCTTCTCTATCTCTGGTTCTGACTTTGTTGAAATGTTCGTGGGTGTGGGTGCTTCCCGTGTCCGTGATATGTTTGAACAGGCTAAGAAGAACGCACCATGCATTATCTTCATTGACGAAATCGATGCTGTTGGTCGTTCAAGAGCAAATGGTATCTCAGGTAACGATGAACGTGACCAGACATTAAACGCTATGCTAGTTGAAATGGATGGCTTCAATGATAATCAAGGTATCATTATCATCGCAGCAACTAACCGTGCTGACGTTCTAGATAAGGCTCTATTGCGTCCAGGTCGTTTTGATAGACAGATTCAAGTTCCTAATCCTGACTTCGTTGGTCGTGAAAAGATCCTGAAGGTACATACTCGCAAGGTGCCAGTTGGTCCTGATGTTGATCTAAAGCGAGTAGCAAAAGGCACGCCGGGCTTCTCTGGTGCTGACCTTGCTAATCTAGTCAATGAAGCCGCTCTACTAGCAGCAAGACGTTCAAAGCGTATTGTTACTGGTATGGAGTTTGAAGATGCTCGTGATAAGATCCTTATGGGTCCTGAACGCCGCACTTTGATCATGAGCGATGAAGAAAAGAAGATGACTGCATATCACGAAGCCGGTCATGCTCTAGTATCAATCAACATGCCAGGTTCTGTTCCTATTCACAAAGCAACAATCATCCCACGTGGTCGTGCTTTGGGTATGGTTCAGTCTCTACCAGAGCGTGATAAAATCTCCATGCACTATGATGAAATGATTGCCAATCTAGCAATGGCTATGGGTGGTCGTGTAGCAGAAGAAATGATCTTCGGTGATATGAAAGTATCTTCTGGTGCATCTGGTGACATTCAGATGGCAACTCAACTTGCTCGTTCAATGGTTACCGAATATGGTTTCTCTCCGAGACTAGGTAGAATGGCATACTCAACACCTAATGCTGATGTGTTCCATGCTCCTAAAGTTGCAGAAGAAACACAGAAGGCAGTTGATGAAGAAATCCTACGCTTAGTGGAAGAAGGATATGAAACTGCTTATAAAATTCTTACTAAGAAAAGAAAAGACCTTGACAAACTAGCTAATGGTCTGCTAGAATATGAAACTCTATCCGGTGAAGAAATCACCGATCTACTAGAGGGTAAGATTCCAACCAGAGATTTTTGATGATAACTTTTCATTATGTTAAGTGGAAAAACTTTCTGTCCGCAGGTAATGTATGGACAGAGATTGAACTAGATACGCACAAGAATACTCTAATCATGGGACACAATGGGTCGGGGAAGTCAACCTTCCTCGACGCATTGACTTTTGTGCTATTCGGGAAGCCTTTCCGTAAGGTTAATAAGGGCAACGTGGTCAACTCTATCAACAATAAGAACTGTGAGGTTCAGATTGAGTTTACCTCATCTAACAAGCGATACAAAGTTATCCGTGGTGCCAAGCCCAACTTGTTTGAAATCTATTGTGAAGGTAATAAGGTCAATCAAGATGCCGCCGCAAAAGACTATCAAGAACATCTAGAGAAGAACATTCTGCGAATGAATTACAAGTCATTCACGCAGGTCGTTATTCTAGGCTCCGCATCGTTTGTTCCTTTCATGCAGCTATCATCTAATGATCGCCGTGCAGTCATTGAGGATTTGCTAGACATTCAAATCTTCACGGCTATGTCTAATGTGGTTAAGAACCGTCTCCAGATCAATAGAGAAGGTCTTGAGAAGAACCGTATTACATTGACAAGCAAGGAAGAGAACAAGACTTACATTGAACAGACATTAGAATCCTTACGTGCTAACAGTGAGGAGAAGTTAAAAGAACTTAAAGCAAAGAAAGAGAACTTAGAACTTGATCTAAAGGTTCAAGAAGTTGGTGTTATCAATCATAATGCCCTACTTGAGAGAGCCTTAGAAAAGGATATCGATCTAACACCACTAAAGACTAAACACTCTAAACTCATTGGCTTCAAAGCCAAGATGGAAGGCAACCGTGAACGGGTAGTCAAGGAGAATTTCTTTTTCCGTGATAACGATACCTGTCCGACCTGTAAACAAAACATCCAAAATGATTTCAAGGTCAAGGCAATGACCGAGAATGAAACCAAGATTGATGAACTCGACGAAGGACTAAATAAAGTTACCGACCAGATAGACTTGGTTCTATCAGACATAGAGAAAATTGATGAAGTTCTCACAAAGATCAACGAACTTAAAATGGGTCTTTCATCTGCTAAGTCTTCCTATAACCATATTGCTAATAATCTGCGTCAAGTTGTGGAGCAGATTGAATCCTTCACATCATCAGATAAAACAACGCAAGATAGCGAACGACAACTCGAAAGAGTGGAACATGATATTTCCGCCCTCCAAAAGGAGAAGGAGACCCTTTTAGATGAAAGACAATACATTGATCTTGCCACTACCCTACTCAAAGATGGTGGAATCAAGACGAAGATTATTAAACAATATCTTCCTATCATCAACAAGCACATCAACAAATACTTGGCAAAACTGGGTTTCTTTGTCAACTTCAATATTAACGAATCCTTCGAAGAATCCATCAAGTCAAGATACAGAGACGAGTTCTCCTATCACAATTTCTCAGAGGGTGAGAAACTAAGAATTGACTTGGCTATTCTTCTAACATGGAGACAGATTGCCAAACTAAAGAATAGTGTCAATGTCAATATACTTGTGTTCGATGAAATCTTAGATCGTGCTATGGATGGTGCAGGTACGGACGAGTTTATCAAGATCATGTGGGAAATGGGTGACAAAGGAACAAATATCTTTGTCATTTCTCATAAGGATACAATGATCGATAGATTCCAGAGAACCATCAAGTTTGAGAAGGTAAAGAACTTTTCTACTTTAACTAAGGAGCAATGATAATGTGTACCGTTTCTATGGTGACTGATTATTGGAACCAGAATGACCGGAATAAGTATAATGGTATTGCACAAGGTATTGGAGGTTTGAATTACAATCCAGTATCAAGAGCAGAGTTTGAACAACTCCGTAAGGAAATGTTAGAACTGAAAGAACTACTGAAATCCGCTAAGGCATATGACGTTGCTACCAATCAGCATAATTGCGAAAAGGAAGAGAACGTTAAGGTCTTGATTAGAATAGCAAAAGCCTTAGATATTGACTTTGAAGATATTTTCATTTATAGTGATCAGACTGATCCTCGTCAGCCAGGAAAGGAATAGTTATGGTCACTATCATCAATACGCCTTACGGTTATTATACCTATAGCATCGACAATCTATGGACTGGTCTATCTCAAATGGGCTGGGAATGAAATACCTGTTCTACGAAGATTGGACTAACAAGAGAATTGAACGTATTGTTGGTATCTTTGGTAAAGGGTGGTTCAAAGGTAAGACTGTATTAGAACTAGGCTCTGCACATGGTGATATCGGTATTGAGTTATTAAAACTTGGTGCCGATGTTACTTTCTCTGATGCCAGACAGTCTCACCTAGATGGTATCTCTGACCAGTTGATGCAATACGGCTACAGTCCTAAGACAGTATGTATCGATCAAAACGTACCTTACTTTTTCAATAGCCGTTTTGATCTTATTCTACACTTGGGTGTATTGTATCATATCGAAAACTGGCAGCAGGATTTGGAATGTGCTTTACAACATACAAACACAATGATATTAGAGTCCGCTGTTCATCCTACTCCTAAAGACATGAAACATCCATTATACGGACCTTATAGTTGTGAGAATCCTACATTAACGCAAGAAGGTATTGAAGAAGAACTTACAAAACTAGGTTGCAAGTTTATTCGTTTCGACATACCAGAACTAGATTCCTATGGCAGGTGGGTTACTAATCAAACCAGTATAAACAATTTGTATAGCTGGTCGGCAGTTGGTGATAACAATCAAGTTAATCACTACAGAAGATTTTGGTTGGTGTTAAGATGACAGGAAGTAATACAATGGCATCTAAGTTAGAGTTTGTATTGGAGTGGGGATCGACCGCAATTCTATTGTGCGGTGCCTATCTAACGTCAGTAAACATATACCCTCTTAACGTCTATCTATCAATGGCAGGCAATCTAGGATGGCTTGTTGTTGCTCTATCATGGCGTAGGTGGTCGCTAATCATAATCCAGTTGGTGATTACATTGATCTATGTATCTGGTCTAGTCAAAACAGGAGCCTTTCTATGATTGAAAAAACCGATCCGCATATGACTCACAATTACTCACACGAGCAACTTATCAAGTTTGCTTATACACAGGAACTATATCATATCAAGAATCCCAAGTATGATAATGTCCGTGAGATACTTGAACAGTTTATGAAGGAACGTGTTAAAGAAATCACTGAAACATGGAAATAAGAAAGAACTTTGAAACATTCAAGCCTGGTGACATTGTTAGAGTGAAGCCAGGCTTTCCTTATGTCAATAGAGTCCTACTAGATGGTGAAATATATATTATAGAGAAGATGATAGCCGACGCTGGTGTTGTTACACTAAAAGGTCTGCCTTACAACAAAACATTTCCAGATGATGCTTTTGAGATAGTGAGAAATAATGAAACAATGGTTTTATGAACGTAACGATGAACTGCTAAACTCTACAGTCAATAAGACTTTTGAGGAACTGCTATGGATGACCGATGCTGAGTTTAGGCAGTGGGTCATCGATATGCGTAAAGAGGTCGTGCGCCTGTGGGATGATGAAGGCATTCCTCCTCGTGTAGGTTTCACAGAAGAAGGTATCATTGATAACTTCCAGAAGATGGTTTCATTTCCTGTTCATGAGTTTGAAACTTTAGACCTTCGCACTGGTGAGAAAGATGTTATTCGTAACACCTCTATTGTAGGTAATGCTGTCAATCAGTGGTTCCCCACGATGATGAAAACTGGTATCTCCTATACTACAAAAGGAAAGGCTAAGTCAATCTATGACTATTTTGCAGATGATGGGTATCTTGACACCTTTGTTACCTACGCCAGCAGACACTTCAAGCGGGACTCCTTTTATCATTATTCTAATCCTATTTCTATTGGTGATTTTGGTAAAATAAACAACGTACCTTATCAGATAGAGTCCGCTGACCAGTTTGTCGAGTTTATGAAAGACAAAGAAGGTTGGGACTACTGGCTTTGTCCTATCAAAGAAGATAAGGTTTATACTGGATATTCTGCTACTCTAGGTAAGAGACAGAATGTCATTGTAGATGCTGATTATGCTGATAAGGTGCCAGATCGCTGCCGCACCAATGTGGATCGTAACAAGACTAATGCCTATACCATTCGCCTATTCAAACTAGGACAGAAGGTGTTCCCTCTTGGGCTAAAGTCTTTCAGAGTGTCCTTCTGTCAGTATGCGGTGAATTTCCCACCACTCACCGCTCGTTATCTTTATGAGCGTTTCACTGATCATATCAAAGATCAAGATGTAATCAACATTTGGGACCCGTCATCTGGTTGGGCTGGTCGTATCACAGGAG